GCACAATCTCCTTCAACGGCTGGTGGTCAGAATATGTTTGGTGGTTCGGCTGGAACTATGATGGATATGTTCAAGAGAATGGCTCCTGTAGCAGAAAAGGCAGCCAAGAAGATGACCGAAAAACTAAACACAAGCGATAAAGCAAAGAAGCTTCAAAAGATTATAGATAAGACTGTCCAAGGTGGAAATCCATTAGACCCAGAACTGTTTAAGTGAGGTAAATAAATGGGAAAATATAAACCAAATCCTAATAAAGAACGTAAGACAACCCCAAAGAAGTTTACTCATGCCGCTTCTCAGAAAAATGCTGAAAAGTCTGGAAAGTATCCAAACTATTCTGCCACAAAATATAGGGATGGAACCAATGAAGTAACAGACAACTCAGCCAACTCAGAGTTTTCCATTTGGCAACATAGAAGTGGAACCTCGGTTGAAATGCAGTCTGATGGTTCTCTTCACGTTCAAGTAAGTAACAGTCATTATACGATGGTATTTGGAGAAAACCGAGTAACAGTAACAGGAGCACAAGACCTTCACGTAAAAGGTGACGGTTCCTTGAGAGTGTATGGTGATTACAATAAAACCGTTCACGGTAATGTAAACTATACAGCCACAGGAGACTTCAATGTTACTTCTCAGAACCTCAACAGAACTATTAGAGGAAACATTGATACTCAGGCCAAGAACAAAACAGACAAGATAGAAGGTTCTGTTTCGGTTCAGGCTCACGGCGCTATTGCCCACGTTGCTGATGGTTCTGTAACTACAGCATCATTATCAGACCAAGTACATGTTGGTGGAGCAAAAGGAGCAAACTTCTCTGTTACCAAAGAAGGAACTATGGCTTTCAATAATGAAAAAGGTGATGTGAAAACAGGCGTAAAAGGAGGAAGCTTTCATCTTGATGCCGAAAAAGAAATAGCAGTAGCTTCTGGAAAAGCAACAAGTTTCAAATCTGGTGATAAGATGGAAGTATCATCACAACTAGCAATGAACTTTGAAACAAAAAGTGGTGATATGTCTCATAAATCTGGGGGCAATCTCAATCAGGACGCAACACAGATTTGGCACAATTCTGGTAAGAGTTCATCCGCTTCACCCACACTACCACAAAAAGGAAGTGGAACTGCTACAGCAGCTGCTACTACAAGTGGAGAAGGTCCGGCTTCTTCGGCTAATAAATCTCTAGCCTAAATAATAGTAAAGTAAAGGATACTAAATGGCATTTGACCCATTTATCACACGACAACCCGATTATAAGGATTTGGACCTGGATTTTATTGCCAATCCAACCACGGGTGATATTGTGCGTAAGACAGGACCAGATGCTATCAAAAGGGCTGTAAGAAACCTTATCTTTACCAACTTTTATGATAGACCATTTCAATCCTATCTGGGTTCTAATATTCGGGCTCTACTCTTTGATAATGCTAATGCCCTAACCAGTATTCACATAAAAGATGCTGTAAAAGAACTTATAGATAACTATGAAACAAGGGTTGCCCTTCAACAAGTCAATGTATCCGTTGACTTGGATAATAATGGGTATAATGTTTCACTTGTCTATACTATCAAAAACACAAATGTTACAGTACCAGTTTCTCTCTTCTTGGAGCGCATCAGATAAAATGGCAAATACTAGCCCCACCCTTCGTGTAAGCGAATTAGACTTCTTCACCATCAAGGAAAATCTAAAAACCTTCTTGAGAAGTCAAGATACCTTTACAGACTACGATTTTGATGGTAGTGGAATGAGTATTTTGCTTGATGTTCTTGCTTACAATACTTTCTATTCTGGTTTCTACCAAAATATGATCGCCAACGAAAGCTACCTTGATACCGCCCAGGTTCGTAACAATATTCTATCTCTTGCCAAATCTATCTGTTATGTTCCTACATCATCAATAGGAGCAACATCCATAATCAATGTGGTTGTAACTCCATCAGAAGTAGAAGACCAAACCTCTAATGTTCTCACCCTTGATAAGTATACCAGATTATTGGCCCACGATATTGATGGAGTGAACTATCCATTTGTAACAGTAACCTCCAATACAGCAACCAAGATTGGTGGTTCATTCACATTCTCCAATACTGTTATCAAACAAGGAGAGGTAGTAACCTTACAGTTTCTTGCCGAAGCAACCAATACAACCAGAAGATACCAGATACCTTCTGCTAATGTGGACACAACAACCATTTCCGTGACCGTTCAGGCATCTGCTTCCAACACCTATACAGAAGTCTATAATCTTGCTGATGACCTAACAGAAATCTCGGATGCTTCTTTAGTTTATTTCATTGAGGAAGACAATGACCTCAAGTATACGGTTTATTTTGGAGATGATGTATTAGGAAAAAGACCAGTGGATGGTAGTGTTATTATTATCACATACCTTGATAATGTTGGAACAGCCGCCAATGCCATCAAATACTTCAACTTTGTTGAACCCATTGGAACTTACAATGATAACATAATCGTTACAGTCAATCAATCGTCCTATGGAGGAACTAATAAGGAAACTATGGATAAGATTAGATTTAGGGCTCCCTACTTCTATACTGCCCAAAATCGTGCTGTAACAGTCAATGACTATGAAACCATTATCACCAAGGATTATAATAACATTGATGCCGTATCTGTATGGGGTGGAGAGGATAATGACCCCGTTGTATATGGTAAGGTTTATATGTCTCTAAAGACCAAAAAATACTATTCTCTAACTAACCTGGAAAAAGAACACATTAAAAATACTCTTATTGAAAATAGAAATGTTGTAACCATTATACCAGAGATTGTTGATCCCGACTATGTGTTTATTCTTATTAGTGGAAAGGTCTATTATAATCCATCCAAGACATCAAAAACCGCTGATGAAATCAATACATTGGTGAAGGCCGCTGTTTTGGATTACAATGAAAGAGAACTGAATACTTTCAAATCTACTTTCAGAAAGTCTCATCTACAGAAATATATTGAGAGTTGTGATCCATCCATTACAGGGTCGGACCTTATCATTTACCTACAGAAAAGAGTTCTTCTAACCACAAATCAGTCCAAAAACTATACTATCAACTTCAATATGAGTATGAGAAAGGGAGATTTTATTGAAAAACTCTATACTTCTCCTGCTATTACTGTTTTGGATAGTGGTTATAACTTTAGAGAAGTCTTTATTGAGGAAATTCCAGAAGCATTCACTGGAGTTGATTCAATTAGTGTAATCAATCCTGGTATTAACTATACAACAACTCCAACCATAACCATTGAGGGAGATGGAATGGGAGCGACAGCAAAGGCTATTCTATCGGGAACTAAAATCAAGTCTATTGAAATACTAACCAAGGGAACAAACTATAGCCGAGCAACTGTGGTTATAGATGGTGATGGATCAGAAGCTGTTGCTTCTGCTGTTCTTGAGGCACGCAACGGTGTTCTAAGAAGCTATTATTATAAAACAAATGGAGAAAAAGTTGTGGTCAATGATGCCGCAGGAACAATAGACTACAATACAGGTAAGGTATTTATTAACTCTTTACTCCCTTATAGTGTATCATCCTCACCATTTTATGATGATAATTTCATAACAGTAAATGCTGTTCCAGCAGGAGACATCATTCTTCCAGTAAGAAACCGAATACTTGCCATAGACGAAAATAACTATGAATCTCTTCAAGTTCAAGTGATTGCTGATAGCTAATGATAAGCAATAACAAAACCTCCTATCTTGTATCTACCCAACTTCCTGATTTTTGTAGGGAAGATCATTCAAACTTTGTTACATTCTTGGAAGAATATTACAAGTTTATGGAACAGGAGGGAGGGGTCTATAACATAAACAAAAATATGTTATTCCAGAGAGACCCAGACTTAGCCGATGCTTTATTTCTACAAAAGCTTTATGATAACTTCATCTCTTTACTACCAAATAACATTCTGGCAGATAAGACCCTTATTCTAAAACACGTAAAAGATTTTTATAGGGCCAGAGGTTCAGAAAAGTCTATTCGATTTCTATTGAGAATATTACTAAACAAAGAAGTTTCATTCTACTACCCTAAAAGAGACATACTTCGGGCCTCGGATGGTAAATGGTTTATTGAAAAATCAGCAAGAATATCTAATATTCAGGTAAATAATGTTTCCAGTAGTCAGAGTTATACAAACTTTATTTCCAAGACCATCAAAGGAAACACATCTGGTGCTACCGCTATTGTAGAAACCATTGATGTGTTCTATGATAAAGGTCAGCTAATCACCGAACTAAAGCTATCCAATCTATACAAGACCTTTGATGATGGTGAAACTATATGGTGTGTGTATACCGAAGAAGGCACAGAGAAGTTTTTATCAGCTTCTCTATTCAGTGGTGTGGTTACTGCTGTTAGTCTTATAACTGGTGGGTCTGGTTATATTGAAGGATCATCCGTTCCCGTTGAAGGTGGTGGGGGAAGTGGAGCACAAGTTATTATTTCAAAGACAACTAAGGGTTTGTTGACCTCAACTGGTGTTGTCTATGGTGGCTCTGGTTATCAGTCAAACGATTCGGTTCTTGTAACTGGTGGTGGAGGTACTGGAGCCTCGGTGAATGTCTATTCCGTGGATACTACTGGAACTTACCATCCAAATAGCTATAATGTTATTATGACTATTATTAGATTAGAAGCCAATACTCCTATTGGAAATGCGAGATATTCAAACCTTGTTAGTTCTATATCCGATCCAGCAAATGCTTGGATAACAAACTCAATGTCTTTTTGGACATATGCCAATTGTGGTCCTATTACTGCCTGTATGGTTCTCAATAGTGGTAATAACTATATTTCTGTTCCTACTCTATCACCTTCTGGTAATACTCTTATTCGATCTGTTGGTATTCTTGGAAGAATGAAAGTCATAAATGGTGGTTTAGATTATGTTGTGGGGGATACTCTCAACTTTATCAATCCTATTGGTTCTTTTGGATTTGGAGCAGCTGGTAATGTTACCTCTGTGAATGCCTCGGGAGGAATACTTACTGTTGAGTTTCTACCAATATTGGGTATGCCTATTGGAGGAGCGGGATACACAGGAACAACTCTACCTTCGGTTACTGTGACTTCCTCGGCTGGTGTTGGGGCAAATATTGCTGTTACTGGTATTATTGGTGAAGGTGCTTCTATTGTCGCCTCAGCAACATCCATTGGTCAGATACAGGAACTAAAACTTATATCAGGTGGAACAGGATATACATCTGCCCCAACTGTTAATTTGGCAAATATGTCGGTTGGTTCTGGTGGTATGGCAGAATCCTTTGTCGTAACTGGAGCATATACCTATCCTGGTAGATATCTAAATGATGATGGGTTCATTAGCTCTTATAACTTCCTTGAAGACCGAGATTACTATCAAAACTACTCCTATGTTATTAGAGTAAATGAATCTCTAAACCAATATCGTAAAGCCATCAAAGACCTTACTCATCCAGCCGGAATGAAACTGTTTGGTGAATATCTATTTGTTGATTCTAATGTGTCTTCGGTTAGTGTGAATGTATCCAGTAATCTTGTTAATAAGAAAATGTTACAGTCTACATATTACGTT